CAAGTTCCCCGTGGTGAACAAATTTCATGTGTTCTTCTCCTTGAGTTTGGTTTCTCTTACGCGTTTGTCTACATAACCGCACCAGCATTTTTGGTTTGGCATAAGAATCTTTGGTTGGGCTTTCGGCAGTCGAGTTGTGCAGTCTGGGCACGGCATACCAAGGCGCTTCTTGCGTTCATCCTTGTAAGCTTTGTAGTCACGCCAGACTTCAGCCATGTCACCCATTGTTCTTCTCCTGCAAAACCCTGCTCACATATTTCACCAAGGCCAGTTCTTGCGAGGTGAAGCCTGGTGTTTCTTCAGATGTCAGCTCTATCCATTCGCGCTTTGGTGGGGCGGTGTAGAGGGGAATAGAATTCAATCGCGGCTCAAACAAGCTAATAACGTCTTGTCCACGCATATCTTTCCACATCCATGCCACAGGCTCCTGTGCTGATCGCGCGTCGGGGCAACTTCCGTCAGGGTTTCGCGGCTCACATCCGAGGCACATCGCGCCCATGTCGCAAGGCTCCTGCGCTGGCTTCAACATTGACTGCAATGCTTCTAGCACTTTCTTTGCGGCCTCGGTCACCTCGACCCCCTCATTCACTTCAATGCGCCTATCTGCGGTGATGCGCATAACCCAGTTTGAACTGGTTCTGAAGGTGATTTTGTTTTGCTCCTGCGCTGGCTGTGCCAATGCTTCTTTGATGTCTGCCATCGACAAGGTATATTCAATTTCTACAAGTGGCACATACTCATGCACCTTATCCGCAGCCGCTGCACGCTTGGCTTGGAAGCCGCCTTGTCTGCGCTCAATGTCCTCGAACGCTTCATCTTCAGGTGTTTTCATGTTCAATCTTTCGGTCAAGTTCTTTTAGCATTAACGCAAAGTGTGCTTCTCGTATATCAAAATTAGCATGCTCAACCCTTCTGTCCGTAAGCATTTGTTGGATACCCACCTCGGGTTTAGACCTGTCGTCGGGCTGGTAAATAATTTTGATGGTCCAGGTCATAGCATGCCGTCCTTTGCTGTGATGCAGGTGCCTGCGATCAAGGTGATCATCTGCCCGCCCTTGAGGGACATCTCTTGCAGGCGCTTCTTCTGTGCGTCTACCACCGCACGGCACTCAGCCTCACGGGTGTAGTGCGTGCCTTGCATGAAGTTGCACTGGTCGTTCATGCAGACAAACAAGACCGGAATAAAAATAACGTGGATCATGCGATCAGCCACCAAACAAAAGAGCCAAGACCGGCAACAAAAAATATAAAGGCAATCACCGAGATGGCGGTGACTGCCAGGTCGTCAAGCTCGTCGTCGTTCATCTGCACTGCTCCGTAAAGACCGCTGCCACGGTGCGGCATTTCGGTTGAGCGGTTTTATAGCCGAGGTAGAAGCACACGACTATTAGGGTTGATACGAAGCCCAGCATCTGGAAAAAGTAGATGACGTGTTTCATGTTGGCAGGTCCTTGTTGAATACCGAATCCAGGGCTTGCAATGCCTGGTACAGCTCCCTGATTTCCTGGCGTAGTTGCTGGTCGGTAGCGCGGCTCTCACCGCGCAGCTCCGCCAGCTTTAATGCAGCCGCTTCAATTTGTTCGCTTGTCATTGATCTTCTCGATCCATGCAATGACGTCGGACTCCAGCCATACCAGACGCCTGCTGCCGGGTACCCGGAAGCGTGGTGGCAGTACGTCTGGTCGGCGACGTGCGTCTGACTTGATGGTCTCTTCGCTTCTGCGCAAGAGCTTGGCCAGGTCAGCAGGGCCTAATGTTTTCAAGCCCATACCGGCTTCTCCACTTCGGCGAGTTTTTCCATGTAGTGCTGGAGCTTGCCCGCGTCATCGGTCCCGTCTTTGCGGCCCGCCCGCATCCCGTATTTGATGATGTTGCCTTTGAGAAAACCGACAAACTCTTCGTGTGTCATCACGGCTTGCATCACGGCCCAGGGCTGCACCGTAATGTCTTTGTAGTGGCTGCCGCCCACTTGTTTTTCGTCTGCGCTCATCAGTCTATTTCCTTCATGTAGTAGGTTGTTGAAAATCCGTCTGCCCGCAAAGGCAAGCCGGGTGCCCAGCTAATGTCCCGCCCCATGATCTCTTCGATCTTGGGCAGGGCGTCGTGGTCTGTTGTCTCGACGATGTCTTCGTCGTGGACGGTGAACAGTTGCGAGTAGCCAGCCTTGTCCAGGGCAAGCATGGACTCGGCCAGGCAGTCGCGTGCAATGGCCTGGGTGATGTTCTCCACCAGCTTGCCTCCGTAGGTGGGCAGCCTGGTCCAGGTCTTGGTCTTCTGGTCCATGCCCTCGTATGTCAACGACCCGGCGCGGGCCACGGTAAAGCGCGCGCCGCTGGCCAGCTCACGGATCAGGTCTTCGGACTCAATGCGTGGCTTGACATAGAACAGCTTGCGCCCGGACGGGAGCTTGATCGTGAGGAAGCCCGACTCCCAGGTGAAGCACAGCACAGCCCAGCCATTGGCAACCACCAGGACTTCGCTGCTGCGGCGGCTCACCGCCTGCTTGGCCGCACGCTCGACCGCGTACCAAAGCTCCACGATCTCCGGGTTGGCCGTGCGCCAGGCGTCCTTGATGGGGTCCAGCTCGTCCTCTGTCAGGCCCATGGCCAGCGCGCCCATGGTCTTCAGGGCACCGGCTCCGCCCTGGTAGCCCAGGGCCAGCTCGGCGATCTTGCCCTTCTGCCGGTAGGGCGACTTCTTGGTCACCGATCCAGGCGGCAGCTTGAACATCTGCTCTGCTGATGCCTCGTAGATTTTGCCGTGGGTCTTGAACACATCCAGACGCCACATGCACCAGGCCAGCCAGGCGATCACACGGGCCTCAATGGCGCTGAAATCGACCGGCATGAGGGTAGCCCCTGGCCGAGCGATAAAAGCCGTCCTGATGAGCTGTGACAGCGTGTCAGGCACGTTGCCGTAGAGCATCTCCAGCAGGTCGTACTGGCGGCTGCGCAACAAGTCGCGCGCCAGGTCCAGGTCTTTGAGCTTGTTCTGTGGCAGGTTTTGCACTTGCACGATCCGGCCAGCCCACCGGCCAGTGCGGTTGGCACCGTAGAACTGGGTCAGCCCGCGCACGCAATCGTCGGCGCACATCGCCCTGGCCATGGCGTGGTACTTGGACACGCTTGTCTTGGCCAGCTCCTGGCGCAGCTCAAGCACCCGGCGCACGATGGCGCTGTCGGTGTTGGCCAGCAGGCCGGGCACGGTCTTCTTGGTCAGGTCGACGATGGTGTCGTCTTCCTCTTCCTCTTGCAGCCACTTCAGCAGTTGGTCGCGGCTGTTGGGGTTGTCCAGGCCGGTGAGCTTCTCAGCCTCGGCCAGTGTGCGGGCGCGCACGATGCCGTCGCACTCGATGGCAGCCTGGACCAGGGCGCGGTCCAGCTTTGCGCCCTGGGTCATCATGCGGTGGTCCAGATGCCAGAGCTTCCATTCCTTGTCTGGCACGGGGAACTTGGCCAGCTTCTCTGCGATGGCATCTTCGGACTCGACGTCCCTGCCGCAGTAGTCTTTGAACAAAGCCCACTTGGCCGGATCGTGGTGGGGCAGGTTGCGCGTGCGGCCACCGTTTGCCTTGGTCGGTTTGCATGGCAGGCAAAAGTATTTGATCAGGCTCCAGCCGGTGGACATCTTCTGCTTGTCAGGCGGCAGACCGACTACGCAACCCACGTCGTTCAGGTTGCCCGGCATGCCCAGGTACAGGGCGTGGACGCTGGTGCAGCGCCACTGGGTGACGTCAAGCATGTTGACCAGGTGCTTGCCCAGGCAAGCCAGCTCGAAGGCCGCGTTGTATGCGGTCTTCAGAATCTTGGGATCGTAAAGGGCTCGGATGATATGGGCGGGCAGCTCTTCGCCCTGGGCCAGGTCGATGACGTTGACTTGGCCGGTGCCGTACTTGTATCCGAAAAGCATGATCTCGAATGCGTCCGACTCGACGTACTTATGCACGCCGCACTTCTTCAGGTCGACGTCGCTGTACGTTTCCAAGTCGATTCGTAATGTGGTCATTCGGCGTACCTTGTGTCGATGAACACGGGCGTAAACCTGCCTACCCAAGCATTGAGGGTGTTGAACTCAAAAAACTCTTCCGCGTCTTCGCGTGACATGTCCCTGGCCAAAAGGTCAATCACCCTGGTGCGGTCATAAGCTACCACCGGCAGCATGCCAAAGCGGTATGCGACGCCGATGATCGCCTCATCGTAATCAGCAGGGTCAAGAAAGATGGGGTCCTCGATATATGCCGAAATCTTTTCTCGTATCGTCGTCATCTAGCTGCTCCAGTAAAAGGGCGATGATGCGTTCGTAGTGCATCACCAAAACCCATAGTTGTTCGTTGGTCATAGAAAGGCGGGGTACTCGCTGCGTCTGTGGTAGCAAACTTTCGTTCTTTCGTCCACAGCATCCGCTTTCCCCCTAAAACTTACTCGGGTGCCTTCACCTTGGGGGTGCGTGGCTTGCGTGGCTTCTTCTCCACCGGCGCGGGAGGCGCAGGGGAGATCGCGTTGTCGCGCTGCGTGGCGATGTCCATAACCAGGTCATGGACCTGATCATGTGGCAGCTTGCGCAGTGCAGCGATCACCAGGTTGATGGACTCTTCAGTGAGATGGATAGGTAGAAACATGTCAGTCTTTCTTTTTGGTTAAACGGCCAGCTTGAAATCCCACCCAAAAACAGACCACTCCGCCAGTAAAGCAGCCGATGGCAAGTAGGATGTCAAGCATCATCATTTCGCCACCTTCGGCAGCGGGTAGGGCACCTTGTTAGTGGGCTGGCAATGCCCATCATCGGATGCAAACGGCTTGCTCTTGAACTCGCTGTCTTCCAAGCACCCGGTGTTGCCGGATACGGTGGAGCACTTGACCTTGATGAGCTGTGTCTTCTCGGGGTTGACAAACTCCATGGTCGCCCAGCCATCGCCCTGGGGGCAGGCATTGTCCTGGGTCGAATCGCCGCGCCCGACAATGTCCCATCCCTTGTAAAGGATGTTCTCTTGCCGGTAGCGTTGCGCGTTCCACATTGCGTTCTCACGCGCCGTGCCTTTTGCTTCTTCGAGCGAAGCAAAGCTCACTTCGTTTTTGCCGCATGCAGCCAAAGCGCATGCAGCAATCACGGCTGCCATCATGTATTTCATTTTGGTTTCCTTTTTGGTTAAGCTGTCCGCATCACTTCGATGCTGTTGCCGACTACGTGGGTTACATAGTTGCCTTTGCCCCACTGCTCTTTCAGCAAAGAGCTGACGCCGCTGCGCACTTTTTCCGGGTTGTAATCCCCGGCTGGCACAAGTTGTACTGACCCAATGGTCGCGTTCAAATCAATGAACGGTCGGTAAAACTTGCGGACTTCGCCCATCGGGTACGCCAAGGGGCGACGGGGGCGGCGTGTCTGCGGGAGCTTCACTTCCAGCACACCAAACTCTTCCCCTTCGGGCGTGATCAATTTGTACTTGATCCCCAGGGCGTCGAAAAAAGTAAGTGCGCGCTGCACCTGTTTTAACTGTATCTCTTGCATTCTGTTTTCCTTGTTGAAGCGAAGCCCCTACAGGGGCCTCGTTGGGTTTAAGACAAGAAGTCTTCTTCCACCGCAGTGAAGTCGTCGGCTGCGCGCGATCCGCCGCCCAGACGTTCACCGTCTGCCAGCTTCTGCACGTTGTTCAGGCCCGCTGCGATGCCCTTGTTGCCGTCCTTGCTGAACGGGTAGAAGTTGACCGACGCGCGGCCAAAGCAGCCGCTGTACATCTCGGATTTATCCAAGATCGGGTTGAGCGCGGCGTCAACCACGTCAGGCTTTTGGCCGCTATTGCAGTTGATGAAGTAGTGGCCCTTGTACTCGGGGTTTTTCTCCAGGTCGCGCTCGGTGTCGCCATCACGCAGGGGTGACTTGAAACTGGCCAACCATTTGCTGCCCCAGGTGGTAGCTGCTTTGGGCTCGGCCTTCACCGACTCAATCGCGGCCTTCACTTTGGCCAGGGTGTCTTTGTCGCCCTTGGGGATGAGCAAGCAGACGCTGTACTTGCCCTTGTCGTTCATCTCGAAGACGTTGACATAGGACATGCGGACCTTACCGGTAATTACTTTTGACATACTGTTTTCCTAGTTTGCGATTTTGAAATCCTCGGCTGCGGATGCGGCCAAGGCGAGTGCTGGTCTCTTGTCCCCTTCGGGTACCAGCGTTGGTTTACCGGATGGCTTGACGATCAGATCGCCAAGCAATTCGGTGAACTTCTTTTTGCCGATTGCGCTCTCCATGGCAGTGATGCCAAGTAGGCTGCGCTCGTACATGATCTCTTCGGGGATGCCGCTGTCTTTCAGCTTGGCAGCCACCGCGTCGTGGTCTGAATACTTCCGGTTGGACCGGCCTTCGACGACCTTGAACCCGGGCACCTTGGTGCCGTGCTCGACCGCCTGCTTCAGCGCATGCGCCTTCAGGTCGTTGAACCAGTCAATCACCATGTCAGCCTGGGGCAGAAGTGCCGCGATGCGATCCATCGTCAGGGTCTCGACCGCTGGCGGCACCGGGCTGGAGAACTCGGCCTTGGCCACCTCAAGCGATGCCTGCGCCCTGGCCGGGCAGGTGAAGCGAGCCCGGCAGAAACCGTCACGGCAATGGTCACCTGGCACAAACTCGCCCGCGCCTACCCACGCTGCCTTGGCGCGGGGCATGACTTCTTGCTTGCCCCATTCCAAAAGCTCGTCCATTGATAGCTCTTCGCTGCGGAAGTTGGCCAGCCGTGGCTGAAGGACCGTCATGCGGACGCGCTGGATGTCGTACAGGTGGCACAGCTCGTAGTAGGCACCCAGGCCGTACAGCCGGAGCTGGCTGTTCTCCATGGGGTCAACGTAGATGCCCTTGCCGTACTTCAGGTCCATCACTTCGACCAGACCGTCGGTGATGATCACCAGGTCGCCGGTGCCGAAGCCTTCGGGTACCCACATGCTGAAGTCCAGGCGCTGCTCAACCAGGATGACCGGGTCCTTGCAACGTGAGTACGCGTCATTGATCCGGTCCCATGCGACGTTCACCGCTTCGGCCACGTACTCGCGCAGCTCAGCAGTGTCGAAGTGCAGCAGGTCTTTGGGCAGCGGCTCGGTCGGGCGGCTCAGCATCATCAGCAGGGCCTGCTCAAACACGGCATGGGCGAATGTGCCTTCTTTGGCAAACTCGCTGTCCTCGTCAGGCAGTGTGGCTTCCAGGTTTGCACTGGGTGTGCAGACCAACCACTTGGCACTTCCGCTGGCGCTCAGTTTTGCGTGTGCTGTCATTTGTCATACCTCGGTGCGCAGGTCACATCGACCGGTGCGGTTGAAAGATAGCCGTTGATCCGGCGGCGCGCGGTGACCATCACGGGGCGCAGGCCACTGCCTTCGCATTCCTTGACCCCGTTGATGACCTCGTTGCGTGTGAGCACGTTGATCTCGCGCTCGACTACCAGAGCGGTGTTCTGTTCGTGCTGCTGGGGCGGCGTGCTTGAACACGCGGCCAGCATGAAGGGGATGACGACCAGGGCTTTCATGCTTGCTCCATAGGTTCGTAGGTCATTGCAAAGATGTCAGGCTTGCAGGGATAGTGTTCGCCCTTCACGCCCGTGATGATGTAGTCGCCGGGGCGGACAATGTGGCCGCCTTCCAGCGTCTTGACCCAGCCGCACCCCTCTAGCTGCTGGACATTGCCTTGAAATTTGGCAACAGCCCAGTGGTCGCCGTCCTTGAACCATTGCGTGGCTTCAATGACCACGGGCTTTTTGCGGTACTTCACTGCCCCGCTCCCATCTGGTTGTACCAGGCGATGGCGTTGTCGCTGATCTCGTTGATGTGGGCGCTCATGTACGCGCCGATGATCAGGGCCGGGGTGGGCGGCTCGTTGATCGCTTCGGGGCGGTCCAGTGTCCCTTCGATGGTGTACTGGTTGTCAGGCATGTCGGTGATGACGATGGTTGCGATGGTCATTACAGGGCCTCCACTGCGGCCATCAGGTCGCTGTACTTTTCCGCCGGGACGGATGTCAGGTTGTTGGCACCGAACTTGGCCAGCAGGGCCTTGCACTCAGCGCCTTTGCCAGCCTGGCTCACTGCGGCCATCTTGGCTCGGAGCTGCTCCAGGGTGATGGTGGGCGCTTCTTCGGCGGGTGCCTCTTCGGCGGGTGCCTCTTCGACTGCAACGGGCTTCTTGGGGCTGGCGCGCTTGGCCTTCGCCTTTTCTTCGACCGGAGCGGGGTCGGGCATATTGACAGGCTCGGCCTCGGTGGGCGCTGGTCCGGCCTGGGTGTAGGCAATCATGGCAGCGGTCAAGATGGCCATCTGCTCGGGCGTGTAGGGGTTGAATGTGACGGTGATCATAGTGGTCGTGTGGAAAGGTTGTGGTAGTTTTCAACGTAACGGCAAGAGATGCTGTATTCGCTGGGCTGGTTGAGCTGAAAGTACGCTTCAACGTACTCTTTGACATTGGCAAAAGTGCCAATCTTGGGGAGCTGCCGCTTGGGCCGCTCACGTTGCTTGCGCCGTAGGTCGCGCATAAGTTTTTCGGTGTGGGATTTCATTGGCGGGTCTCCTCTGGCTTGGGTTCGTAGATTGGTGGACGGGTCTCGCTTGGAGGGGTCCAGCCATATCGACGCCAGGTCTGCTGGACGTCAGCTCCGGTGGTCCAGATAAAGCGTGGATCGCTTGCCGGGATGTTGGGATCGGTTCTGGTTACTGCCATTCTGTTCTCCTGAGTTAGGGTGTGTGGATGTTAGCACAGGTTTCATCGACCGTGCAACAGCTAGTTTTTAGCGGGCTGTAGCGGGCCGTGAAAGCAATGGTATCATGCCCCGCCATGGACGTGCAAGACATCATCAAAAAGCTCGGCGGGCCTGTACTGGTCAGCCAACATTTCGGCATCACCAGCCAGGCTGTGTCGAACTGGAAGCGCGTGCCCGCTGACCGCGTGCCGCACCTGGTGATGCTGGCCAAGTCGATGGGTGTGAACATCCGAGCGGAAGACATGAGGCCCGACATTGAGTGGAGGCTTCTGCGTGAGGATCGCTAGGATCGCGCTGACGAACGAGGCGCTGGCGCACTTGTTCGCGGGCCGGATTTTGCGGTTTATTTCTGATGAGCTGGAAGTGCAGATTGAGCTGGACGAAAGCGCGACAATGAAGGATGAAATTGAAAGGGCGATGCTGGCACTGCTGCCGACTTCGCCGACGGTGAACTAAGACGCCTGGGGATTGATCCGCTGCCAGAAATGACATGGGTGGATCGCAGTTGAGATCACTGCCTTTGGCTCAGTCCCCAGCCGTGTTGGTGGCAAAGCAACGCGAAGGCATCGCGCGTGGATGGGGAGACCCGGACTGAACCCCGGACACACCTCGGCGTCTCTTCACAACGGGCGTCACGCGGATTGAGTTGGTAGCGAACTCCCTGCCACCAACAACCTACACGCATGGGGGTTGAAACGCACCCTATATGGTCGGCGTCTTATCTCCGGACAGCCCCCATCCGTGTTGGTGTAGTTCAGACAATTCACCGTAAGGTGAGCCGAGGCATCGGTGGGGAGAACAGCCCCGGCAGGGGTATGCGCTGGGTTCGAAGCCAGCCACCAACAACCTTTTCCGAGCTGCGCGGTTCGCAGTGTTTTATTGGAGTAATCCATGCAATCAAGAGTTGAGTATTTCACCGATCTGCTGGAGGACTGCATCGAAGCAGTTGCCCAGACAAACCTAGCACCCGAAGACACCAGTCACGCCATCGCGGCGCTCATACTTTCCGACAGCTACAACGGCTTGCGCAAGGCTCTCTTGCAGGCATCGGCCACCGTCGCTCACCGGGAGTAGGCCATGAAGCCAACAGCACTGCCAGTGAAGCTGGAGGGTATCCCGTCCGAGCTGAAAGAGATAAACGCGTGGGTGATGTGGAAGTTGGTGCAGCGCACGAAGCCGAACGGTGACAAGGTCTGGGCGAAGATGCCCATGACAGTTGACGGCAAGGCGGCCAGCTCGACAAACAGTGCGACCTGGGCCAGCTACGGCGACGTGGTGGACACACTGATCATGGGCGAAGGCTTCGACGGCATCGGCCTGGTACTGGGCGGTGACCTGCACGGCATCGACTTGGACGACTGCCGCGATCCGCAGACCTGGGTCTTGTCAGACTTTGCTCAGGAGGTCCTGGCGCGCGTGCAGGGCTACGCCGAGGTCAGCCCATCGGGCACCGGGATCAAGATATTCACGCGCACCAACCTGGATCAGGGCCGCACCAAAAAGGAAGTCGGCATTGAGCTGTACAAGGACGGTCGCTACTTCACCGTGACCGGCCATGGCATCAACACGCACTCACGCTTGCCTGACGATGTGCAGGACCTGGGCTGGCTGGTTGATCGGGTGTGGGGTGAGACCGTAGCAGCCGTGGCCAGCGACACCGGTGGTGCCGCTGACCTGGCTCACTACAAGCCCACGCTCGAAGGCTGGGACTTGGATCGCGTGATGAGCGAAGTGATGCCCCACCTGGACCCCGACTGCGGGTATGCAGAGTGGCTGAAGATAGGCGCTGCCCTGCACCACCAGGGCGAGGGCGACCCCGATTGGCTGGCCGCCTGGGACGCGTGGTCCGAAGGCTCGGCCAAGTACGCCGAGGGCGTATGCGAAGAGAAGTGGGACAGCTTCAGCCAGCAGCGCACGGTAGGCAAGGGCGCGGTCACCCTGGCGTCTTTGCTCAAGGACACCAAGGACAAGCGAGTGGCCGTGGTGCGAGGTGAGCGAGACCTGGCGATGGACCTGGTCATGGCCCAGATCGACGAAGCAACCGACCCGCGCGATCTGCAAGAGAAGGTGGCCGCGTCAGTGGCCAACAACGGTGACTTCAGCGACGTTGACCGGGCCAGGGTGGCGACCGCCATCCAAAGGCAGGCCAAGGCCCTGGGCGTGAGCCTGGAGATCAGCACAGTGCGTGGTTGGTTGCGGCCCCGTGTGCGCGCTTCGTTCCCACACCTGAACGACGACGGCCACCCGCTCTGCACACTGGAGAATCTCCAGGTCCTGCTTGGCAGGCTGAACGTGGTGGTCCGATACAACGTGATCAGCAAGAACGTGGAAATCCTAATACCTGACAGCAGTTTTACAAGGGACAACCGGGATAACGCGTCGGTCGCATACATCCTGAGCGAATGCGAGAAGGCGCGCATGGCAACCAAGTTCGTGCCCCAGTTCTTGCTGATGCTGGCCGACAGCAACCCGTACAACCCCGTGGCCAATTGGGTGCAGTCGGTGCCATGGGACGGCGTGTCTCGCCTGGATGCCTTTTACTCGACCGTGGACTGCGGCGGGCAGATGGGCCAGGGGCTCAAAGAAAAGCTCATGCGCAAGTGGCTGATCCAGGCTATCGCGGCAGCGTTTGAACCTGACGGCATAGCAGCCCAGGGCGTGCTGACATTCAGCGG